CTCTTCACGAACCCACGCTTCTGTAAAACGAAAGCGTGTCCGATCGCGTATCGCATAGGAGTTTCCCCCCACCGATAAACCATCAGCAAACCCGAAAGGGTCATCACTTGTCAGACCTGCCGCTTGTAAACGGCAGAGTAACACGCCCCTATGGTCTCCACTTTCCGGGATGGATTGTGGACCGTAAATGCGAACGTGTGATCCCTCCCAACCGAAGTCGGAAGGTCGCCCTATTATAGGCGTCAAAGCGGCATCGCATGAGGGATTGCTTTCATCCACCATGAACCCAACGTCACCCAGTTGTTTAGGTACTCCAACGCGGAAACGCTGAGGCACCGACATAACAAGGAGTCGATGGTAATCACGCATTGCGCTACGGCGGACATCACTAAAATCGTGACGGTTAGCCATGTGCAGTACGCGATTAGCTGCTTTGAATACTTCTGGTACAGAGGTGATCTCATCTTTGATATAGATGGGCTGACAATCAACTCCATCGAAGTAGTGAACCCCGCACGATTCCCGGAAGGGTCCCGTGCTAAACGACTTCTTCTCGTTAAGAGTGAAGCCGAGGAATTTACTAACACGATGGAATAACGCGACAGCTTCTGTAGGAAGGATTACATCGTCGCCGTAGACACGAACACAGGGGTCGACACCAACTACCTCGCAGGAGGCAGCGGCAAGACCCCAAAATATCAGTGTTTCAAGCTCAAATGTGAACCCGTTTCCCATGGAGGAAAACTTCTCCCACCGAAACTGCTCACCGTTCAGAGTACCGTGTCGCGAGCGACAGATATCTAGAACTTCAAACCATACCTGATTCTGGATCAGAAGTTTCACTACCTCGCGAGAGATAGTGTCGCTTGCTGCTTTGAAATCAAGAGTGGCCAGAAGTCCGGTGATAGACCCCAGTCTCGCTGCGCTTTGGTTATCGCGCTGCGACTTGAGGTTAATGCCGGTTCCGCTCCAAATGCGCGATCGCATCATTTTTCCTAGTGACAGTTGGAACCAGATGTTTAGGTCCGGCTCAATGGCTATGGATCGATGTGTCTTCGCGTTCTTCGGAACGAAGGTAACCTTGTTACCGCTGACGATAGACAGACGAGTATCTGCTTCGAACCACAGCGGGTAGGCCTCTGTAAGGAGACCTCTCACAAGTTCATGAAGTGGATACGTAATTTCGACTGAACGTCGAAATTTCTCTTCGGCACTCGTATCTCGTTTTACGGAGGTACTCGCACCGGGGCCCCATGCCCCCTTGTCAAACCACTCGTTCGGATCGAATTCTCCTAAGACTTTAGCGATTTTATGCGCGGCTGTTGAAATAACAGACGCACACTCTCCCTGGAATTCAGGTTGAGCGCCAAGGTTTCGGAGCCGACGATTCGTTTCAAGACAACTCGCCTCAGCGGCTCGAAAGGACTCGATAGCGACCTGTTCTTGGTCAACATCAAGGCTTAAGAACTTAGCTTTGGAGAGCAAATTACCGAGGAGGTAATCGTCCCGAAATTTACACGGACATTGATAGTTCGTGGGCTTCGACTCCAGGTCTAGGATCTGGCCATGTTCATTGTTTTCGAACATAAGCCAGACCGCTAGTGATCTGGGAGTGTCAACAGCCTCGAGAAGCTTGTGAAGAGAGCGAACCGAGATATCGGTCCGCACACCAGACTCAGAGTAACTGCGAGTCTGTCCGCTCTTACCAGAGCGAAATTGTCTTTTCCGCATAGTTTCTTTCCGAGCTTAGCTCTAGAAGAACACTTCAATCGCTGGATGCCCTCAGGGCAGGCAAACCTCGGGAGAGGCCGCCAAAGGTGATTTAATACACCGATTCCAGGTTCTGTACGCAGACGTCAATGACGCCACCTGCGACCAGGGCGTTACGAAGTAGGGTCACGAGATCCTTGCGGTTCTGCGCCGTTCCACGTTCCGGATTGACAAACTCCACATTCACAAAGCTATCATACGCTTTTGATGGCGCGGGCTGAATGCCTGTGGCAGTCGATGGGGACGTCACTTCCAGGGTAGGAAGCAACAGTCGGACAGTGTGCTTGTAATTACGACTCCCTTTGGTAGGGCGCCGCATTCCAATACTCAGCCCATCATAGCCAACTGCAATACCGGTTGCCCGGTTTTCGTAGGAGGCCACTTGGTTGGAATCGATACCAACCGGGGCAAACACACGGGTTGTAGGGGTCGGTTGACCGTCCACAAGAGAGATACTGGCGATAGCCGGCATTCTATCATCTTTCTAAGAAGGAATGAACACATAGGGCAGACAGGATTATCTGCCCCACGTTTGACGCAGCAAGGACGCTGCAGTCGCGACGTGAGACACCGAACGAGGGTCTTTCAACACGGGTAAGTACGAGATTGGCCAGCTTGCAAAGGCTGTCCTCTCACATACTATAAAGTCACGATAAGCTTGTGACCGACCTGTATCTACTGAGCCCCCGTTAAGGAATACGTCTTTCGTAACATACGCGGCCTCAAGGATGCACTTCTCCTTTATGAAGTGCGTGTAACTACCGTTTTGGAAGGTCTTCCCAAGCCAATAGTCAAGCTGGCTGAGCCAGCCACCAATCCCAACTGCCCAGTCGACGACAAAGGAGAGCTTAGCGAGCTCCCACCCTGTCGACCATGGGTTCGTCAAACCTAGCGACGCAAGCGTCGCAAGATAAGGATTAGTCACCGCATATTTTACGCGGACGCCACACTCGGCTCTTAGAGTCCACGTTTCGATGCCTCCTTTGTGATACGGGCTAGGCCGTATCAGGATATCATCATAACGTTCTCTTCCCCGAACGAGGTTGAATCGTTCTTTCATTACACCCTTCTCTAACGCCGTACAGGCACCAGAGAGATCGTTAATGAATGGCCTTATACCGTAGTTTATCATCAACCATAAGTTGGCGAAATCAGCGGTTCCGGACAAAGAGAGATGCCGAGAAATGGCCCGTGCGTCTTTACGACGCGCGGCATCGATAGAAAGTTTCAGACGTGAGGCGACGTCGATGAACATCGCCCTAGTCTCACGAATCTCACCTGCTACAACCGATAGATCGATTGAAGCATCCTTGATCTTTGACTGCGCTTTTGCTACAGCCTGACCAAACAGGTTAGCCTGGATAGCAGCTTTCGCCGTTCCAGACCAAGGAGAGCCGTTCGTGGAAAAGGCGCCCAAACATCCCGTTACTACCGTTGTTGATTGACGAGCACCAGTTATCACATGGAAAGTTTCGAGTTTACTGAAACCTTCTAGATGACCAGTGTTTTGTTCGCTCAGCAAGAAATAGTTCTGGGGCAGGGTACCAGTCCTCTTTCTCAATGCAAAGTCAGGCGTTTTCAGAGAAGTCCGATGAAGACTCCCTGAAGCTGCCTGTGCTACAGAAGTCGTCACCGTAGTACCACCCGCGCTTACTTGTGTTTGCACACGTTGGCCCGGAACGGTATACGAGCGATCCTCTGTCGGCATTTAAAACTCCACATTAAAAAGCGTCTCACGACGCGGCTACGGCCAAAGAAACCC